TTATCCCCTAAGACGGATGTTTAAACCCTGATCGACCTGCTTATGCAGCACTAAGCCTCTCTTCGGATGGACGGGTTTGGGAGCACCAACGCTCCCCATTCCTAAACCTAAAAATCTCAAATCCTTACAGCATCCTTACAAAACCCTTACAGGATGTTTACAAAGTCAAGGTTTAGCCGAGAATTTTGCCGGGTAGCCGAACGAAGTGAGCGCTACCTCCAACAATTTTTTCTTGCTATAGTTCTTATACGGTAGAAACCCCGCATGGTTGAGCCAAAATCACTAAGAGAAATCTTCATGCCTGAGGGCGGTTGCGCGGCCTGTGGGTTGATCGTATCAGAGGGACAGCTACCTGTGGAGTCACCTTTTAAGTTGTCAGAAGAGACAGCAGATTTGGGTTTTTGCTCTGAAAAGTGCCTTTTGCGATTTGTCCAGTCGATGTACGGCTTTCAGTCGCTAATCTAAATGTAAAGGAATTGTTAAGAAAAGAATGACAGAGAAGACTCTCATCAAAACAACCGATGGAGAATTGTGGGTTTTGAACCTCCCGGAGGAAGATATCGAGAAGGCTATTCTCAACGGGACGTTTTTAACCGTGATGCATAGCCTCAATCCGAACATGAAGGCTCGGATTCTCACCAGACACATTGCCTGGTTTAGATCAGATGGCTAAGAGGAAGATTCGGATTTGCGGACTCTGCGGCGTCCGCCTGAAGCAGAAGGACTACCTCGCCGGACTTTTGACTCACTCCTCTTTCTCGGGGAATTGGTACTGCCCTCAGTCAGATTGGGAGAAATGTCGGGCGAGGGCAGAGAGAAACCGAAATAAGCAGCACGGCGAGATTCCTTCAACTTAGCCTCCTTTTGCCACTCTTCGATCTCTTCGTCTGTTAGCTCCCAGGGGTGGGGCTGAAATCGAGAGTCTCCAAGCTTTAGATCGGTGTTTGAATACCAATCCCATTCGGGTGAAGGATCAGTGGTCGGCACGACCTGATTCTACCTAGAGAAGCTTTAGGGGGGACTTCTATAGTTTCACTTAGGTATGACCGCTGAGACCACTACCTCCCTGTCGAACTTCCTGACAGATATGATCGCGCCGCTTCAGGAGAACTTCCCTCACCGGACGGTTCTTCTGGACGAGCTTAAGCGAAACACTCGCAGATCCAACTTCCGTGGCCTCCAGGTGCGTGTCCCTCTGCTTCTGACTATCAAGCAGGGTACGGGTGGACTCGCCCAGACGGGTACCGTCAACGTCGCTAGACAGCTTGATGACCGCGCGGCCTTCATCACGATGGCGCGTGTTGCCCATGCGATTGAGCTTTCTCTCGATCTCATGCAAGCGGTCGAGCGCAAAGACTTTGTTTACGCTGGTGATGCCCTTAAGCTCCACATGGATCAGGCGGAGATCGCTATGTCCAGAACGGAGAACGAGATGCTCTGGGGTACAGGCGATGGCCTCCTGGCAGCGATTACCGCTGCGGGTACCACGACCACGACTGTCACGGTCGGTACGGCGGCTAACTTCTACCAGCTTTATCCCGGTCGAATCATCGATGTGCTGACGCGCTCTAACGGAGCGACGGTCTCTCTGGCTCGCCAGATCGTGTCGAATAACCCCACGGCGGGGACGCTTGTGGTCGATGCGGCTATCTCCACGGCGACCACGGACGGCCTTTACATCGAGGGAACCTACGGCAACGCCATCCAGGGCATCCGTCAGGTCTTCTCTACGACGGGCACCTTTGAGGGGATCGACCGTGCTACCACGCCTCAGTGGAGAGGAATCGAGGGTAGAGGTACTTCCCCGGCTGCGGCTGACCTTTCAATCGCCATCATGGACGGTGCATACCGTCGTGTTATGCAGGAGTCGGGCAAGACCCCGGACTTCTATGTGGGTGATCCGGCTGCAATCGATAAGTTCTCTCAGTCTCTGGTTGCTCAGTTCCGGTGGCAGCCGAAGGAGCGCAGACTTGCGACGGGTTGGGAGGGCATCGACTATCGCGGTGTCCCGCTGATCCCTGAGTTCGATGCCCCGGTGGGCGAGGTAATCGGCGTGAATAAGTCCGCGATGACCTTCTATGGCTTCGCACAGGGGCCTGATTGGGATGACATGACTGGTTCGCGCTTCCAGCGCTTCTCAAGAACTCTTCCGGTCGAGGCGTGGCTTGTGGACTTCGTTCAGCTTGGTATCCACCAGCCGAACGCTCTCGTCAGAGTCCCGGCCCTGAACCAGGCGACTTAATAAGTATGCTGGACTGGCTCCGCCAGCAAGCGACTTAAACCAGCTAAACTCTCCTCGATGAACAATCAGGAAAAGCAGGTGCAAAGAGCGCTTCATTCTCTTGACCCTAATCTCTTCCTGGATAAAGAGATCGATCCTCAATACGGATTCATCTTTTACTGCGTAAAAGTCCAGAATATGTCTGGAGGAATGCCCTTTAAGGTGGTGGATTGGAAGGTGGGTTCATACCCACTTCCACTCTCTCTGGATATCGTGGATAGAGTCAAGTCTCAGGAAGGAAATATCCACACGGCTTACCGCAAAGCCGAGAAGAACAATCTCAAATTGCTAGAGGAAAGAGAGAAGCAAAAGATGGAGCAACTCCAGGACAGAATCGGATGGATTCAGTCCTCCTCCAAAAGGCTTGGGATTTACGGCCCCTGGAAGAACAAGCATAACGTGTAGACTGTAATTGGCCCCGAAGACTGATCCTGCAAAGGCTCTCGTCTTCACCTGATCCAGAAATGGCTCTCAGGGAGGGGCCTTTATCATGTAGCTATGCGTGTTGGGGATCTTTTGCCTCCTGAGGATAACGTCCTCATTCAGCTTTTTGACTCTGAAGGCAATCTAAAGCAAGAGGAACGAGTCCACAATCTTGTGGTCACGGCTGGCAAGAACCATATTGCTGACCAGCTTTCCTCGTCTCCGGGTGGAGCGGCTATGTCGCACATGGCAATTGGTACAGGTACGACGGCTCCCGCCGCTGGTGACACCGCCCTGGGCACAGAGATTGATCGCAATGCGCTTACCTCCAGAACCGATGCTACGAATGTTGTGACTTACGTGGGAGATTGGGCTGCTGGCGATGGAACTAACGCGGCCATCGCTGAGGCTGGAATCTTCAATGCTGCTTCTTCAGGGACAATGCTGGCCAGAGCGACCTTTACAGCAATCAATAAGGGTGCTTCTGATACTTTGAAAATCACCTGGACGGTGACAATCGGCTAAATGTGGCTTCCATTCAGAGATAAAGGTCTTCCAAAAGGTGCAGGAATTCTGAACACCTGGACTGACGCTGAGGACGATTCCTGGTTCGACAAACTTCCAGACCACATCAAATACAACCTTGAGCGTGGTGCTGAAGATGGCCCTTTTGGGCCGAGGGCGTCTGGTCTTGGATGGGAGGAAGTGATCTATACCCCGAACGCAGACGGGACGGCGATCACAGCTTCCGCCGAGACGATTCTGATTCCTGACTTCTCGATCCCTGCCTCGTATCTTACGGTCGGCAAGGTCTTGAAATACACACTTATGGGTCGTCAGTCCACGGCGATTACCACGCCGGGAACCATCACTCATCGCCTTAGATGGGGTGGAGTTGCTGGCGTGTCTTTGGTCGCCTCTGGGGCCTTCGCCCCTGATCCTACGGCTGCGGCTACCAACCTCACCTGGATGATCGAGTATTGGCTTCAGTGTCGCACGGTCGGTGCGACGGGTACAGCTATGTCCTTTGCTCGCATTGAGTGGTCTGATTACGACGATGCCACGACAGCGACAATCGTAGGAAATCTCAATATGCGCATGGCTCCTACTTCAGCGCCTGCCGTGGCGACCATCGACACCACGATTGACAAGCTTCTCTCTGTCACCTATCAGTCGTCTGTGACGACTGGCTCTGTCCAGGCTCATTTTGCGATCCTGGAGGCCTGTAACTAATGGGAACCAATGAGTCCATTGATGCCGCCAAAGCGGCTCTTCTAGAGACGAAAATTACAGGCAAGGAATACGCCCGTAGAGGCCAGCCTGATAGCGGCAAATGGGGAGAAGCATTCCGACTTCTTGAGCAGGCAAAGATAAAGCCTTCAGAACCGCTCTTTTTTAACGGCGATTTCTCTACAGGAGACCTGTCACAGTGGAAGGACTTCCATGACGCTCACCTTGACCGCGTTCCCCCGGGATTTCAGGTGATTCCTATGCCCGGTGGTGGCTATATGGCTAAATGCGTGGTCACAGGAGCGGCTGATAGCTCGCAAAACGGTGATGCTTCCTATCTTTGGCAGGGCGGAAATTACTCAACTCCTTATCTCTCCAAGGGGTCTGATGCTTGGTTCAGATTCCAGCTTTTGATTCCCAATGGATCTGACTCCAGATATCCAGGAAACTTCACTCATTCCATCATCTCCCAGGGATGGAATATGTTCATGGAGTGGCATTCAGCGCCAAACGCAGGATATAGCTCTTATGTGGGTCTTTGGGGATCTGATCCCCCGGTGCTTCTGTTTAGACCTATCGGCGGAGTGGTTGGAATGCAGAAAGGCTTCTGGATTCACGAAAAGAGCGGTGGAGTTGACAAGCCTCTTCAATACAACCATTTCTACGACATTCTTGTGCGACAGATCTTCTCTGAAGATCCTGCGGTGGGGAAAGTGGAATGGTATGTAGACGGAGTTCTTCAGTACGAAAACCAGATGGCAACTCTGACTAAGAGAACAGATGGATCTGTACCTGGGGTATCTCTCCAGGTTGGCCACTATCGAGGGCCTTCCAGAACAGACGTAGAGACCGTCTATGTCACTGGAACCAAAGTAGGCCCCACACGTTCTAGCGTTGGTGGGTAATGGCCGCTGCATATGTAGGCGAGAAAGGCGTCAAGACCCAAGTAGCAGGGTCTGGTGCCACAGAGGTTCTTACCCTTGCTTCTGGAGGCTCTGCTGGTAACACCATTATCCTCAGGGTCGGCTGTAGAGACACATCCACAGTCGCCTCAATCACAGACTCAAGAGGAAATACCTGGACTAACGATGTAGGCCCTTTCAATACAGGGAACAACTTCGTCGGGATCTTCTCTACTCGTCAGGATGTAGGAACCCTCCAGGCTGGAGACAGCATCACTGTCACTTTCGGAACAGCGCCTTCGTCTGCAAGGCTGATCGCTGCCGATGAATTCTCTGGCCTTTTGACCGCATCTCCTGTAGATCAAACCTCAAGCGCTGGTAGCGCAGCAGCGGGAGGGTCGGCTGCGTCCGGCACAACCTCTGATACGACCCAGGCAGACGAGCTAGCCGTGATGGCATTCACTTTGGCCTCTCCGAGCATTGGATCTCCTGTTTCCATCTCTCCTGATGCCGCTTGGTCTGACTTCACAACCAATCATGTAGATGGATCTTCTGCTCCAGATGTTCCCAAGCAGCTTTACGGTCAATACCAGATCCTCTCTGCTGTTGGCCCTCAGTCAGGAACAATCACAACCACTCCTAACTTCAACTCATATCAGGGTCTGATCGTGACTTACAAAGCTTTGGTCGCAACAGGTGGAACAGCCTGCATCGACTTCATGCGTGGATCTTTCCCGTTCATCCCTATGGCGAAGAGAGTCTCTGGGCCTCTGGGCAGGCCAGGCAAGAAGCGAGAGGTTCCTGGGCCTTCTCCCATGGGCGGATTTGAGAGATTCCTCTTTCCAAGGCTACATCCAGTCCTGGCTATCGCCCCGATTGATTGGGAGGTTCCAATCGATGACACGTTGAGCCTTGATGATGCGATTTTCTTCGATAGAGGACTGACCATCGAGGATGTGCTGTCCCTGGACGATAACGCCGCCATCGAGACCGGAAAGGGAGTTTCTGTCAATGATTCCGTGTCCCTCTCCGACGCTCTTAGCTTTGATCGGACTCTCACGATCTCAGACACTCTTTCTCTGGCGGACGCTCTCGCTTTCCAGAGAGCCATCACAATCGGGGATACAGCGGCTATCGCTGATTCTGTGACGCTCCAGAGAGCGCTCTCTATGGCCGTGAATGACGTTCTCAGCCTCGCGGATGATATTGCCAAGGCTTACGGACTCACAATCTCTGAGAGCCTCTCTCTGCTCGATTCAGCTAATCCTCAGCTTCTAGGCCCAGGGGTGGCCTTGACCCTAAATCTTTCAGATGTGCTTACCATTGCAGACAAGATCATTCGCTCTAAGGGCCATGGCCCTGCTCAGCCTACCCGCCATGGGCCTATTCTGAGACCATTTTCTGACTAGAAAATTGCCTGTTGTCAATACGGATATACTGGATCTGTGGATAAGGCCTTTCTAATCGCCCTAATCGGGGCGTTGGCAGCACCTGTGCTTGGATATCTGGCTGCTGTAAAGAAGCTCTCGGGGAAAATCAATACCTCAGAGGCTTCTGAGCTATGGGCTGAGTCTAAAGCGATCCGGGAAGATCTATTCAAGCGCAATGAATTTCTCAGAGGAGTTCTCGATAAATGTGAAGAGAAAATCAACATGCTTGAGAGCAGGATTGATACTCTTGAGGCAAAGAACGAGGCTCTTTACTTGGAAAATGGCAATTTGAAAAGGATGATTGAAGAGCATGAGAAGACGATCTCTGAATTGAGAGATCAAGTCCACGATCTTTCTGCCGAAAATCGTGCTCTTAAGGAGGAAAACAAGAAACTAAAAGCTAGAGTGAAGGAAATTGAAGATGCAAGCTCCTAACATCAAAGACGGAGCGCAAAGAGCGCTTTATTTCCTGGCCGCAGCCACTATTGGTCTTTATCTGATGGTGGTTGCTCTAGGAATTTTTGGCTTTATCTACAACCGACAGAGAGCAGCAGAGGGACATGAGGCCCATGCTTTCCTTTGTGACCAGAGGGAGTCGATTATGCTCAGAATTGACAGGACTGAGAACTTCCTGAATTCAGGCGGGAAGATTCCAGGTGTGCCCAATACTCTGATTAGAGATGGTTTGAACAGAGATAAAATCACCCTGAAGAATCTCAGACAACTAGACTGTGAGTAATGACTTTCCTAGAGCTTCAGGACGCTGTTCTCTCAGACCGTTTTGGCGAAACCAAGCGCGACAGCGCGAAAAACTGGATCAATTACCGCTACGGAAGGCTCTGGGGGGCTGAGCCTTGGACTTTCAAGCAGCAGGCAACGGATATCACGGTCTCTGGAGGCCTAAATTCGATCTCCAAAGACACTGAAGAGGACATTATCGCCATCTATGACGCCACTTTGGGCCTCGCTTTCGGCTCTTTGACCCCGATTAGACCCGATGAGTTCCATAATTACGCCGTTCAGACTGTTGCAGAGCCGAATGCTTACACGATTATCGGTGATTTCATCTGGTTTAACTCGGTTCTGGACTCTTCGCGGACTTATACGGTCGTTTCTAACCGAAAATTCGTGGAATTGGTCGATGACGGCGACGTTCCGCTGATTCCTCTTGAATTTCACCGCATTTTGATCCCTGCTGCGGCTGCCGAAGGCCTAAAAGAGGAGAATGACCCCTCTTGGCAGGGCGCTGAGGACTCATACGAGAAGGGTGTAGAGGATATGAAGCGAGAATACCTCTCTGCTGGCCAATTTGCGGGTCATTATCCCTCCTGGCCTTATGGCTAAGCCTAAACTGTCTCTGTGGCCCTTAAGGAGGTTCAATTCAGAGATTTTTCTGGTGGTGTAAACACCAGAGATGCTGCATCAGAGCTTTCAGAGAACGAATTCCCTTATTCGATGAATGTAACCCTCGATGAGAGGGGGTATCTGATGAAAAGACTCGGTTATGAGAACCGATTCGTCTCCGCATTGGGTACAGGAAAGGTTTCCAACCTCTTTTATTGGGCTACTCAGAACAAATTGGTCTCTCAGATCGGTGCAAGTCTTCATGTGGATAATGCAGCGGCTTTCAAGACATTTACCACTTCAGATCGCTGTGGAATGGTCGAATTCCTTGGGAATCTCTTCATTACCCACCCCGTAGACGGATCTTTCACTTATGACGGCACAACCGTCTCTGCTGTGGCTTCTGGGCCGAAGGGAGACACCGCTGCTGTGTGGCAGAACAAAATCTGGGTCAATGACGTGATTAATCCGGCGAGATTGTGGCGTTCAGACGCTGGAGCGGTTAACTTCGGTGTTACCGCTTGGACTGATCTCCGTGAGAAGGACTCTGGCAAGCTGGTTCTGCTCACAGGAGCCTCAGGGCTGGATATCGCGGGTCGCCCTGGTCTTTTGGCCTTTAAGGAGGATTCTGCCTACAGAATCAACGATCCTTCCACTGGAGCCTTCACCACGATTGACGCCTCTATCGGCGCTGGCTCAAACATCTCTGGGGTTAACGCCTATGGGCGCACTTACGTCATCAACAACCGTGGGATCTACTCGACAGACGGGCTTAATCCGATGAGAGAGGAATCTCGCTTGATCGAGAACCTTTTCCAGAACACTCAGATCGATCAGACGAAGAACTCCCTGATGGCCGCTGGAAGATACCAGGATCGGCTCTTCTTCTCGCTGCCGAGAACCGGATCTTCTGTGAACAACCTGGCCCTTGAGCTAAACCCACAAGAGGGATGGATTGTACCTCATTCCAATGCCGCCTCTGCTTATGCTTCTTTCGGGCGCAATATCACCTACATGGTGATGGGTTCACCTTCTGTGGATGGCCGGATCTACAACTCGCATAGGGGCGGATCTGATGCCGGATCTCCTATCGCTTCCGAGTTCCAGACGAGATGGATGGAGCCTAACGATGGTCGTGCAGCACGACTCAGAAAAGCGAGATTTGTTGGTCTGGGAGAGTTGGATGCTTATGCCAGAAAGGATTACCAGGATGAGTCAGTCCTGAACCCTATGCACGTCAACATTCAGGAGGCAGGCCCTGTCTACGACGATGATGCGTCGGTCTATGACACCGATGACGACTATGTTTCGCCCTCATTCCAGTCCTATCAGGACTTCTATTCGATTGGGGTATGTAGATCGGTGTCTGTGAGGCTGGTGGAAAGCTCTTCTATCGCCCAGGTCGGGCCTACAGTCCTGGGCGGAACAGCGGCTCAGGAGCGCGGAGCCTGGACTATGGCCTACATCTCCTTCCTCACGATTGACCTGGGTTCCACTTAAGCGCAGCCCTTAGATGCCCACTGGCATCTACTAAGATTTAGCTGTGGGAGCAATCACTCTTTCACTTCCTTCTCCTGGCCAGAAAATCACCGCTGGTCTTCACTCGACTAACTATGCCGCCCTTCAGGCGCTCCTGAACGGAAACCTCGATGCGACAAACCTGGCTGACGGGGCTGTGACGAACGTGAAGTTGGCGGGTTCGATTGCTCTCTCAAAGCTGCTTGTCACAGGAACTCCTGACGCTACGAAGTTCCTTCGCGGAGATGGATCGTGGCAGGTTCCTAGCACGGCAGGTGTATTGATTGGCGTCCAGATTCTTTCAGTAAGTTCAACATACACTCCTACGGCAGGCACTAACCGTGTTTACGTCGAATGTGTCGGCGGTGGCGGCGGTGGCGGCGGAGTTCCTGCTATCGCTTCAGGTAATGCCTGTGGTGGAGGCGGTGGTGGTGGTGCTTATGCTGCTTCACTTCTTACTTCCGGGTTTTCGGGAGTTTCTTACACAATTGGTGCGGCAGGCGCGGCGATCTCTGGAGCCGCTGGAGGCAATGGTGGCGACACTATTTTCGGATCGAATGTTGTTGTCGCTAAGGGTGGTTCTGGCGGTACAGGCGGTGTTCAGAACACATATGTTCAGGGAGGCGCAGGAGGTCAGCGAGGCTCTTGCGTAGGACAACTTGCTGTCAGCGGAGGCCGTGGAACAGGAGGGCCAAGCAATGCTCTCGGAGTAACAGGTACGGGTGGCGATGCTGCTCTTGGGTTTGGACTTGGAGCGCGGCAAACAGGCATTGCTACGACTACCCACAACGGCAACGCACCCGATGTTTGGGGCGCTGGCGGTAGTGGTGGATTCAGCACCGGAAACGTAGCCGCCAACAATGGTGGAGCAGGCTCACAGGGACTCATCCGCGTTTGGGAGTTCGCTTAAGCCTTTAGAACATCCCGCCTGTAGCAATCACGTACTCCAGCGGATCTGTCGGAGCGATGATTGGATCAACAGTCGTGGTTGTGGTAGGAGCAACATAGGTAACAGGAGGGCCGTACTGATACGGCGAAATATCGGTTCCAGCTCCACCGTGAATGACCCATCCATCAGGGATTGGATCAGTACGTAGGTTGCCGTCCATGTCGAACCATACCGCTCCACCTGAAGTCCCCTGATCGGGAATAGAGGTAAAGTCATACCCCGGGGGATATTCATAGCTATTAGTCTCTGGATTCCAGTAAGGCGTTCCACCAGAGAATTTCATCAGGGCTTCCTGTGCCTGTTGATCCAGAATTCTCTGTCTTTCAGCCTCTTCTGCTTCAAGCAGGTTGGTGTCGATACCAGCGAGCATATTTCTCAGTCTCTGACCAATTGAGGACTCAGCCAAAGCTCTTCCTCTGGCAAGCTCAGAAAGATCGTCCGCGTAGGTTCCCGAGTAGAAAAGACCCTCAGCATTTCTGGCGTCTTCTAGCTGCTTCTGACGAGCAGCATATTCTCTTTGAAGCTGCTGAAGCTCTCCAGCGGGGTTCTGCTCAGCAGCAGTAATTGTGTTGTCATCCAGCTTAAGCTCTCTGGCGATATTGGCATCACCCGACTGAATAGCAGCCTCCTTGCGGAGGTTCGCAGCCTCTGTACGAGCGTTGGCGATTGTCGAAGCAGAGATCGCCTGGATTCGGGCGAGAATTGGATCGTAGTCCTGTGTCTGCTCAAAGGTAAAGGAAGGAGTAGCCAGTTTTCTCTGAGTCTGCTGAGCCAAAAGCGCAGAAGCAATGTCCTGGCTAGGAAATGCAGATTGAGTGGCTCTCTGAGAGCTACCCCTTCTAGTGGTGTAGGGGTTGTACCGCCTAATGACAGGGAAAGACGAGGAGGTATTGCGCCTGGTTCTCGTTCCAGTCGGCTGAGAGAGGTAGTTAGAAAGAGTAGCCATATACCTAGAATGATTCTAGGTGGCTAGCGGATACTCAGACGGATGGGTTACAGCAAAGCCCCCCAAGAAGAGACCTAATGGGGGCTTTGTCCAGCTTTACGGCTCTCCAGGGCCTACTGCTGCGCAGAGAGCGGCTGCTCGACGGCGTAACCAGCAGGCTAGAAATCGCAATATCGCTAACGCAAGACGCTACAGAGCGCAGAATCCTGAATACGCCTCTGCTATCGACTCTTTTGTGGCTGGTGGGGCTGATCCCGCTCTTGGCACAAGGGCGGATAATGGTTTCCCGGCCTATAGAGATAGAGTGCCCGATCTTCTCTCTGCTTTGGCTGCTTCCAGAGATAGAGAAATCGGAAGTCTGCGTTCTCAGCTTGAAGGTCGCTCAGCGGCCATTGCTCAGCTTTATGCAGGCGCTGGAGCGCCACTTGAGGCTAATTACAACAAGGCCATTCAGGAGTCTTCTGCTGTCAATGAGGCTGTGGCTAACCGCCTGCATCAGGAGGGAGAGGCTGGTGTTCAGTCGCTTACAGCGAAGCTGGCTCAAATTGGGGCTTCTAACACTCCGATTTCCTCTGATATCCAGCAGGTCTACAGAGGCGCTGAGGGTGCTAATTACGCCATGGATGCTGGCGACATTCAGAGGCTGATTTCTCGATTGGCCGAAGAGAAGACTCGCATTGCTGAGGAGCCTGCCAATGTGCGCAGGCAGCTTGAGTCTGAGTTCAACCAGACGGTCGCTGAGATCATGCAGGACTATCTCGCTCAGGAAGCCGATATTCGCTCTAGCGGCATCGACTCCGAGGAGGAGTACCGCATGGCTAAGTTCCAATTCGATCAGGAGCAGAAGGCCGCTCAGGAAGAGCGACTCCAACAGCTTGAGGATCAGAGGCTGGAATGGTTCAAGGCTCGCCAGGAAGAGCGTATGGCTCAGAGAGCCTTGGCATCTAAGGCCGAGCAAAGAGCTTTGGAAAGAAGGTGGGAAATTGAAGACAAGAACGCTGAAAGACAATTTCAGCTTCAGAGGGATGCCATTCAGCATGGCTATGACGTAGCCGATGCGAAGCTGGATGCTCAATTGAATCCGCCTAAGTCTTCACAGCCCAAGGCGAGCAAGCCTGGGCCTAGAGGAGCTAACTCTCAGGCGACTCGCAGCCAGGCCCTGACGGCTGCAAAGCAGGCTGTTTTCGATTCCAAGGGGCGTCTGCGCCAGAAGATCTATACCTCGCGGGATGTAGACGGAAACATCCAGTCCATCGTCAATGCTGTGCTTCAGGCAAACGGCATTAGCCCTTGGAGCAAGGAGGGCACTTCTATCCGCAAGGCCATCTTCGCGCTGGCCAACAACCAGAAGGTTCCTGGTGGAACCTACAAGCAGCCTGGATACACCAAGCCTGGCAGGAAATACAAGCCTCCCAAGAAAAAGCGCTAACTCCTCCTAGACTATTGGTGTGCCGATTGTTAAGAAGAGAGAAAAGAAATCTCGGCCTACTCGCATCCGTCCTGAGAGCGCTGATCGAGAGCAGGCACGTACCCTCCGAGGGCTAAGAGAGGCCCAGAAGCCTCGCAAGGCCTCGGGCGATTGGTTCACCCGCAATGTGATCGGAAAGGCCGTACAGACGGCTGGAGGGCTTGCCTCTGTGGCTCGTCATACCCCTGGTGGACTTTATCAGCTTGGTAAGGCTTCCACTTACGATCTCGCCAGAGGAAACACAAAGCCCATCCGCAGGATTGGTAGAGGTCAGGTCTCTTTCTACGGAGATCTCTTTCGGCATCCAGGTCGTGCTTACCACAACCATCCTGAAGATCTTTTGCTCGCTGCTCTCGCCGTCCCTACAGGTGGTGCTGGCGCAGCTAGAGGACTCCTTAGAGGAGCCAGAACCGTCAAGGGAACCAGAACAGCGCTCCGCCATAAGGGCGATTCAATGCTGGATGCTGGCGTGGTCGCCCTGAAGTCTGGTGTCCCTCTGGATCAAGCCGCAAAGATGGTGGGAGTCTCTGAAAAGGATCTTGTTGCTTATCGCGGCACCACTGGAGGCAGACTCACGGAGTCTCGCTACGGAGCTAATCGCAACATCACAACCAAGAGCGGCAAGCGCTCTAGGCGCAAAGAGCTTACCTCTGCTTTGGCAGAAGGTCGTAAGCTCGCTGCAAAGCGTCCTAAGACCAGAATCCTCTCTCACAAGTCTCGGGATATGGATGAAGAGCAGGCTCTTTCTAGGCCGAGGGGTAAAGAAATGGTTGAGTCTGCCAGAGTGGGTAGAACACACAAGGTTGAGGTTCCTCTTTCTCGTTCTCCAGTGACTGCTCTTGCTCAGCTAACCGGAGACAGACTCCGTGGTAGAGGGACACGCAATTTTCATAAGGTTCAGAGAAATATACTCAGAGAAAAGGACATTCTCTCTCGCCTTGACGAAAGATCCGCACCTGGGTTCCTTGAATCCTTGGGAGAGATTCGTACTGGCCGCACGGCAAATCCTCTCAAGCAGCCGATCAGGGAAACCAACGCTCTTATCCGTGGCCTGAGACTCTTCCGCCCTGGCTACATCCTGCCGAACCTGATGGGCGCGAATACCGCCAACCTCATCCACGGCGCTCTGACGCCTGGGCGCATTGCTCAGCAGAAGCGTCTTCGCTCTAACCCCCGCTTCCGTGGGCCTGCTCACAATCTGATGGGCGGCGGCATCTCCCAGGCCGCTCTTGAGACTTCAGGCGCAGGGCCTATTGCCACCTTTATGCGTGGAGTAGGTGAGTCCGCAGGCAAGGTCACTGACCGCGCTGCTAGAGAGCGCTCTCTGATTAGAGAGGGTCATCGCCAGGGATTCATCTCCGACGAGGACGTGATGAGCCTGATTAACAACCCTCGCTTCAGAAGAGACCTGATTCAGGTCGTGAGAAGAGCAGAGCCTGAGGCAATTAAGTTTTCCCGCACTCCTGGCGGAGGGCCTATCTCCAAGCTCGATAGAGCGCTTGCTGAGAACATCTTCCTTTACCGCTGGCTTACAGGTTCTACTCAGTACGCTGGACGGATGCTTACCGAGCATCCTGTGGCTGCTGCATCCCTTGATGCTCTTGGTAAGGACGCGCCTGATATCTCAGACATTCTGGAGCGCTATCCAGCCTTCCTTGCCAACTACCTGCCTATCGGCAGAAGAGGGAAGCTTCCTTTGGTTTCCAACGAGCAGGCGTTCACTCTCTGGGGTACTCCTGAGGAAGTCGGGAGAAACCTCGCGGAAGGAATCCATCGTCCTGCCGCTCTGATCGAACCTCTAAACCCTGTTCAGCACTTCGGCGCTGTGGCTGCTATGGGCTATGACCCATTCAGGGATTGGGAACTTAAAGACCAGAACCTTAGAAAGAATCTGCTCTTCGCTTTGAACACGGAGCTTCGCTCATCGCCTTATGCCAACTTCTTCCCGGCTAACGTCGGCAAGTTCGGTCAGTCCGGCAATAGAGGCTATTACGGATTGGAGCGTGGCCGCTTCTACGACACACCTGAGGCAAGAGCTAGAAGGCTGTTCCCCCGCTCCAAGCTGGATATTCTGCTCACCTTCCTGCTCGGCGGGGTGGTGCCTTCACCCCTGAATCCAGACGTGGCTTCTAAGCTTGCTGATGAGGGCTAAGCTAGTTCGCCGCTCTTTGTCGGCACCACTTCTGAGCCTCTGGCCCTCTCCCACTCTTGATATGTCATCGGCAGAAAGTCATCGGGATTAGCCGACCACTCAAGCAGATAACCAGCGTATTCCTTACGCTCCGGGGTTAGCGGCGGAGATTTCGTCCGCACTTACACCATCCGGTAGTCTCTTATCAGAGTCCTTGTAAGTCAGGCCGACAATCAGAACCAGCACAGCGTTCACAGCCGCGACAATACCCGCAAGCTGATCGCTTGACAAAGGCAGGCCGAAAAGTACGGCAACACCAAGCACGGCGTTAATCGCACCGATGATGTTCGCCTTTGTCGCATTGGTCATTCCAAACATTCTAATCCTCCTTAATTACGGTCGTCGTACAGGTCAATCTTATCAGAGAGATATTCCTTAGAAAGGAAGACCCCAATGGCCCTACCAGCCAGATCCATGATCTCTTCGTCTGCTTCTGGGTTCATCAGGATCAAGTAGCTCATCTCGACTTCCACAGGCCCATGGTCTGTGAGGATCTTCAGGCTTCCTTCAAAAGTCGTGGACTGAAGCATCGCACTCATCTTAGTGCCTTGACGTAAGCCGCATGAGCGGCATTCAGATGAACATGGCGGTAATGCTCGCAGACCACATCGAAATTGACGGCGATTTTATGACCGTAGTTCACACATTCCCAACAGAAAGCCATATCTCCGCCCATTTCGACCACCGCTCCATTCATTTTCTCTGCAAAGGGTCTTCCATCTCTTATATGAACCATTTCCTCCAGAGTTTTCCTAGATACTGCCAAACAAGCACTCCCAACAAACTCGACTTCCTCAAGTCCTCTACCGAAATAAGGCTTGCCAGGAGAGTTGTAGGTATTGGGCGTGAAAACCTGTCCTTCCTTGGCAATCAGCACAGGCGCTCCTACCACATCAAACTGTCCCTCTGCGACAGGCTCTACCAGCTTCGGGAGCCATCCGTTCGGAGGGATGGTGTCATCGTCCAGAAAGACACAGATCTCAGCGTCGGTCTTCAGGAACTCAGCCACAATGCGATTCATGGTGATTGACCAGCCCTGGTTGCCAACCATGAAGGAGTAAGGGATCTGATCCTCGTTCAGCCTGGAGATAACCCCGGCGTAAGGAAAGCCCCTAGTTGGCACATACACAGCCGTTCTCATTCGATCTCCACACCGAATTTGTACCAATGTAATTGAGAAACAAGAGAACCGTCTCGATGCATAAGCCCAATAGTCAAATACTTCTGTCCTACTATGTTTTCGTCTTCATAGACGTAGAACCCGATTATGTCTGGATGGTCGCACTTGAACGTCTTATGACCCCATCTAAGAAAAATCATCTTGTTTAGTCCTCGGGATCTGGTAGCTCGAAGGTTTGAGTCTTCCCGATCATTCCAGATTCATGTGCGATCTCGATGATTGCCTCCACGATCTCTCGGTTAGTCACAGGCAACTCGTTCTCATGGAACGAACCTCCCACGGTAGTCCGTGGGTTATTGGCGTGAAGAACCAAAAGCCGATTTAGTGCTTTTCCCATATCACGACCTAGAATACCCTTTAGTGGCCAGTCCTAAACAGATTGCTCTGATTCGCGCTCTAGCTCTGAAAAGAGGCCTTGATCCTAGGGCTGTCCTCGCCGTTGCTTCCAGAGAGGGCTTGAGCGGCGGGATAGGCGATC